GCTTCTATTTAACTCCTTGCACGCCGCCGCCGTTGTGCCACTACCCATAAATGGATCAAAAACCAACTCACCATCGTTTGAGCTAGTTAAAATCAAGCTTTTGATAATACTTAGTGGCTTTTCACTAGGATGTCCGTATTCGCTCTTTTTTGCGTTTTGAGTAAAGAGCTTTGATCTTCCTCTTATCTTGACGCCTTTTGCTCTTATGTAGATAATATTTTCAATATCGCTTTTAAAAGTATTGTTTGTAAAAGGTGCTGCGTTAGGCTTGTGCCAAAATAACTCAGCTACGTTATGCCCTTTTTCATAAGCCCAGCTCATTATCTCAGGCTTTTGTTTGGTAGAGCAAAAGATAAAAATATTTGTTTTTTTACAAATTCGTTCAAGCTCATTTAGTGTTGTTTTTACATCAAAGCCATCAGCTATCTTTGCCAAATCGCCCTTTTCATAGACTGGGCGCTTACCTAACCCTCCGCCTTTTGTATTTATGATATAAGGTGGGTCAGTAACAACTAAATCAACACACGCATCAGGCATATTTTTCATAAAATCTAAGCAGTCAGTATTGTAAATTTTATTTAGCTCCATCAAAATAGCCCCCTTGCTCCGCTTTTGTAGATCATATAATCAGTCTTCACTTGTCCATTAGCTAAAATTGCTTGTTTCAGGCTGTAACCTTTAAAAACTTCATCGCCACACTCTATAAGGTCGTCTATGTATGGCAAAATGTCGCTATTTTCACTTGAGAAAAATATAAAAGGCTCTCGCACTAGCCTAATTAACTTTAAAAAATCTCTTAAGCCCCAAAAGCATTTATAGCCTGCTTTATTTGTTTGTAAATATGGTGGGTCTAAAACCAATACAACATCTTTATTTCCAAATTCTTTTATCAGCTCCATTGCATCTTTGCGGACGATCTCAACGCCTTTTAAATAACTATTTGCTTGATATAAAGGCATTTTTGGGCTGGTTATAAAAAATGTTTTCTCTTTTTTAAATTCATCTTCATTATGAGCATATTTGCCACCAAAAAGAAGCCTCGAGCTGAGCGTTAGCCAGTCGATGAAATATCCTCTCTTTATATACTCATCTATGATTTTTATATTTTTTTCTCTATCCCCTTCACTTACTTTTTCATCCTTTTTATATTTTTTTGTGATAGGCTCTATTGCTTGTAAAATCTCGTTTGTTACCTCTATATTTGCCAGCCTCTCGCTGTAATTATCGTAGTCGTTATAAATTACCCTTGCATTAGGGTAAATTTGTTTTATGTTGTGGCTAAGTAGTCCAGAGCCACCAAAGGCGTCGATAAAAATTCCGTTCCGATGCGCTCTAAACTCGTCTTTTATAAGCTCTCTAAATTGCTTAATAAAGTTTCTTTTTTGTCCTTGAAATGGCAAAGGGGCAGAGTTATATATCAAGGCTAGCCTCCTTTTCGTTTTTGTGCTTTTCGTTCCACTTTCTCATTATTTCAAGCACTCCGCTTGCGTCCTTACGGCTTATCTCGAAGCTATCAAGTATCTTTTTGTTCTCGTCTGCCACCTTTGCGATTATGCTAGCTCCGCTTTCGGTTATTGTGATATATACGGCTTTCATCTCACGCTCTCTTTGCAATATTTTTACGTATCTCTAAAAATTTTTGGCGTGTCTCGTCGCTCATTTTGAGCGGTGCATCTGGATCAGCTGGGAGTAAATTTGCGTTATTCGCCGCTAGCTGGGCTTGTTTTACTTCGCTTTCTCTTGTCTTGATTTGCACTACGCCTATTTTTTCTTGGTGCTCTAGCAGGTATTCAAACAAGTGTGTTTCTTCGTCGCTTGTTAAGCGTTGAAATACGCCGTTTTCTAATACGCACTCGTTTCTTAAAACGCCGTTTGTATCAACTGAAATTATTGTGCTTTCTAAAAAGCCGCTACCAGTTCCACCATTACAAAGCCTTGTGCCTCTGTAAATTTCTTTACAAAACGCCGCTAGTGTATCTACGTCGTTAAAAAATCTAAGCCCCTTTTCTCGCATTTTTAAAAACACGATCTTGCTCCACTCCATAGTTGCACGAAAAAGCAAAGCGTCTGTGTTTTGATACTCTTTACGGTATTTCTCAGCGAAGACTGAAAAATTAATTAGCTCTTTTGTAGCCACGTTTTTTAAAAGCAAAGAGTATTTAGCTAGCCTCGCAGGTGTTAAAAATCCCCTGCTATCGCCATATAATTCACAAATGATTTGTTCTCTATCGCTCATAACGCCATTTTCCTTTCTCCACTGATTATTTCGTTTGCCACTCTCTCAAAATACGCGTCGTCCATTTCACCTGCCATTGGGGCTTCTCTTAGGGCTACGCTTGTATTAGTTGGTGTGTTTTTACACTTGCCTCCTCGTTCTCTTTCTGTGCGTTCCCAGTTTCTCATGGCAGCTTGCCAGTCTTTCATCGGATTTTTACCAACTACCCAGCCTTTGCTTTCGTAGAAGTCAAAAAAGACTTCACAATCGACTAGGGCTAAATTTGCTTTTTGCTTGTAGGCGATTAATTCATCTAGCGTTGGTTTTTGAAATCGTTTCGCTGTTTTTTTCTCGCCCTCGCACGCACGCGCACACGTAGAAGCGTTAGCTTCTTCTTTCTCTAACTCTTTCTCTAACTCTAACTCTTTCTCTAGGGTTACGTTTTCGTTACCGCTCGTTACTGCGCCGTTACAATGTAACGCTTTAACCTCTTTTTGTTTAGCTCTAAATTCCCTAACTCTCTTTGCGCTGTCGCATTCTTTGCCACTTAGGCTTGCTGCTTCGGGGAGTCTCACATCTTCGCCTTCGCCTTTTTGCAATAATCCCAAACTCTCAAAGATGGCCATAGCGGCTTTGACATTTATCTCTTGCTCCCTTATTTTTAGTGCGATCTCGGCTTCTATCGTCGGCTCTATACCATCAAAAAATATAACACCGTCATTATCTAGGCTTTTTAATAAAAGCTTAAGATAGATGCAGGTGTAAGTATCTCCACCAGCTACGCTCCTTATTTTTAAAATTTTAGGATCGTCGAAAAAATCTTTTTTTAGCTTTAGCCAATAGTATGTTTTACTCATCTTAGCCCTTTCCAAATTTCAATAAATGTGTCAAGTATCGCTATAACACAAAGAGCCACTAAAAGATATAATGGAGTATTCATCACGCTATCCTTTCAGTGGGTTTTAGTATTGACGTGCTGCATCCGCTTATTGCGTCTTTTTTTGATCCGATCTCTATCAGGAAGCCGCGCGCTATTAGCTCATTAACACGGCCGCAAACGCTGTTAATGGCTACGTTATACCAGCGTGCTATTTCTTGTCTTGTTGCACCCTCTTTGTGCTCACAAAACATTTCATATACGGCTCTACGTTTGCCGCTTAGTTCAGGCTTTAATTTGTTGTATGCTTCTAGGCTGTTATTCGCTACCATTTGCACGCTCCTTAAAGATCATAATTAGCTCTCATAGAGCAGTAACTAGCTAACATTTTTACCATCTTGGCTTGGTCGTCTTGAGGAAGTTTATTAAGCTCTTTAAGCATCTTTTTAAGCGACTTTCTAAAATCTTTCTCTTTCTTTTTTTCTACTTCACTCATTTTTTGATCTCCTTAACATTTTTGTTGTTATAATCTCCCAAAGGATTATTAATGTTTGAAACACTAGATGCACTCCTTAAAGTGCTTATCCTTAATGGCTTTACTCCCTTATCCATTGCTCTTATTATTGCCTCTATTTTTTTATCAGGTGTTGTTTTTGGTGTTTTTATAAATAGACATTTTGGTACTAAACCTTTTTGGACTGAAAAAGAATTCACTTGTGTCCTAGAAGACAAAAACGGCACTAAATTTAAAGTCGATGTAAGCGTTCTTTTTAAAAATGCAAAGATAGCTCGCATCGATTGTCCTTTTTTCAAAAAAGGCAAATGCAAGGGCGGCCATAAATGTCTGATACTTGAAAAGCGCGTATAAGCTGATCTCATTTTTTGGCCTTTTGGAGTTTTTGAAGTCTCTTGTTTTCCTGCTTGATTATCCAAGCTCTGATGTCTTGCCAAGCGTCAAGAGGCACATTAATTTCTTTTTGCGCCCAAATAACTATTTCCATGCGTGGAAAAAATTTACGCTTCTCGCTCAAAATGTGCTTCACGCTATTTAACGTATAGTGTTTTAATAAAAAATTTTTGATTTTTTGGTATGTTTTATTTGTTCTCATGGTGTAAGTGTATATTAACACCACTTAAAATAAGTTTAAAAAGTGGTATTTATTCATTCTATAAATAAATTAAAAACAAAGTATAATTAGTGTATTTATCTTACACCTAATAAAAAGGAGATAGTTATGAAAAGCAACTTTAACTATGAACTTGTCAGACAAGCCATGAAAGATAAAAATATAACACAGGCAATGCTTGCGGACTACTTAACACAAAATGGCATCCCAACGCCAATAGATACTGTAAAATCGTGGTTTAGAAAAGATAACAATAGGCGCGTATCACCAGAAATTATCAAAATAAGGCTTATAGGGCGGTGTTTGTCTTTGGATGCAAATCAAATGATAAATGGCTTTAATAGTGATATTAGTTCGGTCAAAGAGATCCCTATCGTAGGCGAAGCTAGTTGTGGCATACCGGAGCCAAATTCATACCAAGACTACGATCAAAAGACCTATTGTAGCGCCGATATTTGGAACGAGGACATGTATGCAGTCATCGCAAGCGGCGATAGCATGTATGATTTGATAGAAAGAGGCGACGAAGTGATTTGTGACCCTAGAGCCGATATACTGAGTGGGGACATCGTGCACTATGAATTTAACGGGGAAAGTGCTATCAAGGTTTATTTTAAAGAGGAAAAATTTGGGGTTGTCAGGTTCGTCCCATATAATAGAAGTGGGGAATTTCAAACTCTTAGCTTTAGCGTGAACGATGAGTCCTTGCAAGATATAAAAATGGTCAAAGTCATCAAAGTCAATAAATCTATGGAAAATAATCGCAAAAACAGGCTAAGGGCAATGGGACTAATATAAGTCCATTGCGAAGTATATAAAGGTCTAACGTTTGAGGATTATGGGATAAAGTAAATTTATAGTATCGTCTAAACTGTGTTAAGCTAATCTTTGTTATATTGTAGTATAATTATTCATTATATTTATAAAAGGTTTATATTATGTTTATTAATGCTATTGAGCCATATAAAGAGGTTGTGAACTATGAGTTGCTATGGGCGAGCATTGAGAACAGCAATCTTAAAAAAGTGCAAGATTTAAAACATGCAAATTTAAGTCTTGATAGCCAAGTAACCAAAGACAAGATAGAAAACTTTTTTAAGAATTTAAAAAAAGACTTCTCAATTATTACATATGAGAGCTATCAGTTCCCGGATAAGCTAAGAGAAACTTACATAAAAAGTCTCTATTACAAGGGAGACATAGGTTTGCTTGAAGCACCAAAAAAAATATCAATAGTAGGGGCAAGAAATACAAGTGATCAGGGTCGTGCTAGAGCAAGGAATTTAGCAAAGCACTTAAGTAAAGAGGGCTTTGTAATCGTATCTGGATTAGCGGCCGGCATTGATACTGAAGCCATGCAATCTACAATAAGACATGGCGGCCATTTAATAGGAGTTATCGGAACGCCTATTAACGAGTATTATCCAAAAGAAAACAAGGAATTACAAGACGAAGTAGCAAAAAAACACCTATTGTTAAGCCATGTTCCGTTTTACAAATACTCCCAACAGCCTTTTAATACTAAGAAATATTACTTTCCTGAAAGAAACGCCGTAATGGCTGCGGTCTCTGACGCAACGATAATAGTAGAGGCATCCGAGACAAGTGGATCATTAACGCAAGCTAGAGCCTGCTTAGAAATGGGACGAAAGCTATTCATACTAAATTCTTGTTTTGAGAGTGGGCTAAAATGGCCGCATACCTATGAAAAGCGAGGAGCGGTAAGAGTCCGAGAAATTGATGATATTTTGAGAAATTTATGAACTGGATAAAAATTGACCCAAAAATTCATTTTAATAGACATTTAGTGCTGCAAGATGAATGCTATTATTTTTTAGAATATACACCAGGAGGGTATTCAATCTCAAAGTCAAACTCTATGATAATAAATTTTAAGAAAGAACTAAAGCATCGTAGTGATGAAAAAGTTTGGGGCTTTAGAAATAAAGAGATAAAGAATTTTGCTCAAATGATACACGATCGACTAAAAGGCTTTTGTTGCACAATAATCCCTTGCGCTACATCAAAACCTCGTAAAGATCATGATTTTAATGATAGATTAGATGCCTTGGCAAAAGAATTAAAAAAGCTATCAAACAATTACGACATTCAGTTTTGTTTAGATACGATTAGCCCACAAAAGTCATCTCATACTGGCGGAACAAGAAACCCCGATGAAATAAAAGAATTTACATCTTGGATTAAACCTACAAAAGAGCCACAAGAATATATTATTTTAATAGACGATGTTTTTACGACTGGAGCACATTTTAGAGCATATAAAGATATGGTCTTGTTGCACTACCCGGAACATAAGGTAATAGGTATATTTCTGGCGAGATATGATGGATCGTCCCTTTACGACATCCCTCCTATAAGTGAAATGGACTTAGACAATATAGACTTTTGAAAATTTTATTACTTTTATTTTTCACCATCCCACTTTTCGCTATCTCCGGCCAGGTTATTAAAATTTCAGACGGCGACACAATTACTATACTCACGCAACAACGCGAGCAGGTCAAAGTCAGGCTTTATGGAATCGACGCGCCCGAAAAGAAACAGCCATATGGACAAAAATCAAAACAATTTTTAGCCAGCCTGATCGCAGGACAAGTGGTAGAAGTAGAGCCAAAGGGTAAAGATAGATATAAACGCACGCTAGGCATTATTTACTATAAAGGGCAAGATATAAACGCTAAAATGGTATTAAATGGCTACGCTTGGGCTTATATCAAATACTCGAAAATATACGTAGATCAAGAAAAGCTGGCTCGTGAGAAAAAGCTAGGACTTTGGCAGAGTAGTAATCCTGCTCCGCCGTGGGAGTGGAGGCATCTAAAATTCCCGGCTAGGGAATAGCCAACTTAGCCCCCATTTTCCAAAAAATAAATATTGTAAGACCAGAAGCACAAATAAAAAGCCATACCCAGTGGCACATATAGTAAGATATTTATCAGAATATTCTAAAACAAAATTTTCCATCCTTTTCCCATACCACCAGTCTAGTTTTTGCAAAAACATCTCCACGTCGCTAATATCCCTAAGCTCAAGTTTTGTGTTTTTTAAAAGCTCTTTACCATATTCTGTTGCTCTTATAAAGCTATCTGCATATACTATATTTTTTATTTCTTGCGGGTAGTTTCTCTTATATACAAAAAATAAATTATTTACAAAATTAGCATCAGGGCAATAATATTCAAACAAACATCTCCTAGCTTCAAAGTCCAAATTAATATATTGCTTGTCATATTTTTTTAAATAAAAACGTCCTATGTTCGTTTCAAGAACTTTGTCCTCCCCCTCGTTTTGCAATTTATATTTTTCTACTTCATAAGTATGGTAGCCGCTTATAAAAGCACTATCTATAATTATCCAGGCTGCCGATATTTTACCTACTAAATAAGCACCTCCAATAAAAAGGAATAATATTTTTAAAAATCTAGTGCCTATGGTGTTTTTTGCTTCTTCTGTTTGGTTCTCGCCTATTAGCCAACTAAAAAGAAATTTGTTCCCCCAACAATAGGCATTTAACCCAATAAAAAACAATACTGCCAATTTTAAATCTATAAAAAAGAGATATATCGAAAAACAAAATGTACAAAGAAAAAGAATTGCTTCAAAAAGGAAATGTCCAAAAATTAAAAAACGAAAAGCACTCACACTAACCCCTTTTTGTTTTTAAACAATTATACCACACAAAAATATTTTTAGTAAGTGTATTTAATATCCACTTTTTTAAGCTTTATTTAAGTGGTATTATACTACACTTCTCTCATCAAAACGAAAAACGTTTTGTAGGCTTCAAAGCAAAGCTTGACAGAGTGAGCCTCCTGCGGGTTGCAGGTTAATCACGTTTCAATCTGAAGCGGATATAGCGAGCCGAAACGTCGCTATTCGGTATTAGCCCTGATTT